GTGTTACTGCATTACAGTGGCGGTTGGCCTGTACCACGAGCAGTGTCTTTATCCAGCGGCGGTAAACAAATATACACTAACATACTTGCTTACGTAGGGCGTCTCTAGCCCTTCATTTTGCCTAAATTCTTGTTTCAAATAACCAAACCGCGGCGAATTTGCGATCCTCGTCCTGTGAAGGATAGTGGTTAAGTGCTTGCTTCAGCGGCAAGACTGCGGATCCCTGCGTAATGAAACCAGGTTTCTTCTGTTCGGCACACGATATTAGCCTGTGCGAGCTTAAACTGAATTAAGTTTTGAGTTTAATGTGAGAGCCATGGACACGGACTTGGATATGTCCGTTATAGTATTCATCGGATTCTAATACTTTGCGGTCGAATTGTTCTCGGGCCTCAATGTAAGATGTTTCTGCTTTAGATTTACAATAGTATAGTATTTCGCGAGAGAAATTGTCTTTGCCTAGGGTGTTGATATCTGCTGTTAAATTAGGACTGGACCCGTAATACTCCTGCCAGTCGCTGTCAATTTTGCTTCGAATCTTCTTTTTCTTCTTGGTGCCGTTCTTTAACTTTACAGTCTTGTAGGTCGTTTTACTAAATTTTGCTAACTTTTTGCCAATATATCGGCGCCCCGAAGTTATGTTGGTTATGCAATATACAAAACCAACACAGTCCTTGGGTAATTCATTTACAACTTGTCCTTGATAAGTCCAAGTCATTGATTATTTTGCTGCCTTGGCTTCCTTGCGAGCATTCTTTTCTTCTGTGATCTCATTGCGTCTTGCTTTTACTAGCTTACTTAACTCTGCTAGAGCTTTGCGACTACGAGTTCCGGCTGCGCTGTTGCCACCTGTGAATTTTGCATCTTCTGCTAAGAATGCTTCAAATTGACTTTTTAGTTGTTCTACTGTGTTTGACATTTTTCTTTTCCTCTTTTTTAAGTTTTCGTTCTAGCTTTATGTTTGCTAAGTTTTCTTTACATACTAATTGACTTTGTTTTTTTAATTGCTTGGCTAGCAATTCAACGTCTCGAAGATGTTTCCTACATATATATCCAGGAGTCCTGCCCGTTGTTCTTACAAAAATCAAATTTTGATTATGTAGTTCTGCAAAAGCACTGACTAACTGTGAATATAAATTGTTATACTTGTTTATCTCTTCATTCAACATAGTCTACATCGTTTGAGTAACTGGTAAAACCGTTCTCTTTGATTACTCGAAGTACGTTGTTTACCCGACCTACAAGTTCATCCTTGTGCGATATTAAGTATATATTCTTATTGCGCTCCCTGGCCATCTTTTTTAGGACAGCTAGGGCAGATTCTACTCCGGCAGCATCCATGCCAGCATCTACAAGTTCATCAATGAACAATAAATTAATACTTTGATACAATCCTTCCCATACATCACGGAAGGCAAAGCTCATACTTAAGATCAATCTGTTGCGTTCACCACGACTCAGATTATCAAAATCGAGATCCTGACCTAGTTGAGTAATTTCAACTGTGAGATCGTTTTGGAAAACTACTCTATGCGGAAGTCCTAGCTTGTCGATATAGTAGCTTAGTCGTTTATTTAAGTAACTCAAGTTTTGATCTATGATTTTCTTACGAATAAACGAGTCTTTGTTAGTTAACAACTTATGTAAGAACTCTTGATGATCCTTTAACTTGGTCAATGTGTTAACTTCTTCCCAGTTGATTTCTTGAATAGCAGTATTGTTTAGTTCTTCAATCTGTTCTTCGTAGGGATTTTGTTCATCTATTTTAGCAGTTAGGCTCTTTTCTAAACCATCTAAATTGTTCTTATGTCCTAATGCTTCTGCTTCTGTATCATAGAACGTCTGCGGCTTGTGAGGTAATTCACCAATAGCGGCAACTTCTTCTACAATTTTATCAAGGTTGGCACTGACTTTTTCAAAATACTCTGCTGCCTCTAACAAATGTTTGTTGGCAGTGGCAGACATTTCTTCGTGTTTGTGATCTTGAAGCTGTTGTTCGCAGGCATGACACTTTTTATCAGCTAGACTTTCAAGGTCTTTGCTATATTTCTTAACAGTCTTTTCAGCTTGTCCTAGAGCAGACTCTAAGGTGGCTTTTTGTTTATTAAGATTTTTAATCTTAAGATCGTTCTCCGCCCAAGTCTTTACCTGCAGGTGCGCCGCGAGTTCAGATTCAATGTCAACATTTTCGAGCCGCATCATAGCACGACCTAAGTTTTCAATGTCTGCTTCTTTCTTACTTGCCCAAGCCGAACTTTTAATTTTTAAACTGTCAATACTTTTCTGTACATTACTGTTGGCAGTTTTAATTGCTTCAATTCTAACAGTTTCAATTTGAATAGAATCTTTGCTTTCTTTGATCTGTGATTTTAATGCTTCAGCTTTTTCACTCAATAGCGTAATGCCCAACAGTTGTTCAATAACTTCACGCTGTTCTGCTGCCTTCATAGACAGGAACGGTTCTGTGTAAGTGTTAAGAGCTACTAAATGCTTGAACATAGTATGAGTCATCTCTAACATCTGTTCAATGGCTTTCTGCGTTTCTCGACTGTCGCCCTGTGCTTCGTCTTCTTTTTCTTCCGACTTTAATTCTTGATCATTGACATATAATTTAAGAATATTAGGTTTGCGACCCCGCTCGATGCGATAATTAACGCCGTTCTTCTCAAACTCAACAGTGACTAACATAGCTTTGCTGTTAGTTTTGTTGATTAAATTCTCTTTTTTGATGTTGGTTAGCGCCTGTCCGTACAATGCATAACTTAATGCATTGATCATAGTAGTCTTACCTGTGCCGTTACGTGACCCTGTATCATCTCCACCTAGGTCTAGATTAGATCCTAGCACCAGCGTGAGATGTTCTTTGTCAAAGTCTACAGCCTGTGTTTGATTTCCTACTGAAAGAAAGTTCTTAACTGTTATATTTTTTATTTTAAACATTATAGATTGTTATAGATATCGAGTAAAATTTTCTTATCAAACTGTTCTGATTCAATATTAATCAGCTGTTCGGATACAATCTGATCGACACTTTCGAATTGTTGATCTGGATTGTCGTCTATTGTACCGTCTAAGTTAGTTTTATCTTGAATAAGACTGATTTCTCGAATGTCATACTCTTTAGTAAACGTTTCTTTAATAAAGTTTGCTTCTTCATAGCTAATATCAATGTCGAGATTAACCTTGAAATGCATTTTAGACTTCATAATCTCGTCTTTGCGATCTAATAGGTCGCTGAGTTTGATGTTTCTAAACTTAGGACAGTCTTCCCAGTTACGATATTCAGGTACTCCTCCCCATTCTAAGATCATCATACCTCGGTCATCATCCCAGTTATCTGCAAAATTATGCGGAAACGCATTACCAATGTAATGCACATTGCCCTTGCTTTGTCTTTTATGGAAGTGTCCGCTAAAAACATACTCAGGTTTGCCAAAGTCTTCTGCTTTTAATTCGCCGTGATCCGGCATCTGCACCATGGCGTTCATATAGAACAGGGGCAGTTCAAAGTGTCCGAATACATATTTGCTGGTAAGCTGTTTCATTGACTTCCACTCATCGCCCACTAGCCACGGAACAAGCGTGACTTCACCAATGGTTGTTACACCTTCGACAACGGTTACACCGGGGACATGACGTCCGAACGCAGAGCTATGGATATCACGTTTGTCTTTGTAGAACAAATCGTGGTTACCTGGAAACCAAAAGAACTGCTCAAAAGCAGCACCTAGCTTTTCTAAACATCGTAAACTGGTATCTAACGTAATTAAGTTAAGACTGTTACGGTTATGACTCCAGTCTCCAAGAAAGATTGCTGTTTCGCAACCTTCCTTCTGAGCTTCTGCAATAAACCAGTCTACAAATTCTTCGCAGTCTTTAAGGTGTGTTCCTGAATTTGACTTCAGTCCAAAGTGTATGTCTGTAAAACACGCTACCTTTTTAAATAAGGGCATTAATAATTCTCCTAGCTACGAGTTTAACAGACGTTTTGGAAAAAGTCAAGTTTCTGTTTCTTCGTTTTCTTCAACAAAATCGCCATCTTCACTCTTGGGCATACGGAAGTTTTTATACAACTCAGCCTGGCGAGCAGTTTCTTCTGCATATTCTTGTTGGTTTTGTCTTGTAAGACTTGGAGTTAATCCATGTGACTCGAGCATGTCGTCTCGAATATTTTGATTTTTCTTTTCGATATTAAGCACACGAGTAAAGCTGTTAGTTACTGCGGCTGTGTAATAAGCAAATGGATTTTCTGATTTGCTCTCATCAAACTGTAATCCAATTTGTGATAACTGTAGAATAGCCTGTCCTCGCATTTCTTCAACATAGGTATAGCCACGCCAATTACTGCGCTGTGCGTAACGTTCGCTTAGTTTGATAAACATCTTGCCCAAGTTTTCAGTAATGCGTCCGTGATCTTTGCTGAACTTACCAGTATCTAATGGACCTTTCCAATGTGACTTTCCGACGCAGATCAATTCATCTTGATCATTGAACTTCCAATGCTGATATGGAGGAAAGTTTACTTTCTCGTGAGCATCTGCGGTTGTTTTGGTTGTCTTCTTACGTCCTGGTGCAAGGGGAATATGATCAAATGTCATGATTCTAAATACGACATCTGTTTTAGCAATGGTCTTATAGTCTGCTGTACACTCGATGAGTTTAACTTTTTTATCACCTGCTGCCCTTGCGGCTGCAAATTTAGCTAGACCTAATCGTTTAGCTTTAGCACGTTTAGCATCTGCAACAGTTCTAATGTTAATTTTATCCAAATTAGTTAGAATTATGTCGTGCTGTATATATTCTGGCTGATCATAACTTGAGAATGAACTCTTGCTACGATGAATTTCTGCTAATAAATCTCTGTTGTTTAGGTACTTTACTTTTCTTCCTGTGGGAATTAAACTTACGGTCATTGTTATTATTATCCTTGTAAGACATTATAGCATTGTAGAAATGGTAATGTCAACCATTATAAGAGCGTTTTATTTATTGGTTAAATATACTATACGAGGAATTATAGAATGCCTATTGAATACAACGAAGTTGAAAATGATACGCCGGAAAATTTTGGAGCAATTCGTTCTCCACTAGCAGGCACGCCCGCTTTTGGTGAAAGAATTGTTCCCGGTGTACCGGAAGGTGCTGAGCCCCAAATGCCCGAAATGCCTCAAGTAACGTTTCAAGACATTAACGGTAATCTATCAAAGGATGACATACGAGTTAGAATACTGGTTCCTCCAAAATATATCACTGAATTCCTTGAAGGCCCGAATGGTGAGATTGCCAACAACGGCGGAATACTATTTCCTTATACACCTAGTGTTAGCTATGAAGCCAAGGCTGAATATGCAGAAGCAAAACCCCTGCATTCAAACTTCACTATTAACTTTTATCAAAGAAGTAGTATAGGTAATATTTCAATTAGTGGAAAATTTTCCGTAGAGAACACTGACGATGCTGAGATATATTTGTCAACTATGCATCTTTTGAAATCTTTAACAAGGATGCGTTTTGGATTAGACTCAGATGCAGGAGCACCGCCTCCAGTTTGTAGATTATATGCCAACGGTGATGCAATGTTGCACAACGTTCCTGTAGCAATTACAAATTATAGAGTAGAGTTGCCGGACACTGTGGATTATTTTACAATATTTAAGAACCCAAGATTTGGTACAACTGCGGTACCTACAGTATCTACTATTGCAATTACCTGCGTTCCTATGTACAGCAGAAATGAAATGCAAAAATTCTCCGTAGCGGCTTACAATGATGGGTCGCTTAGAAAACAAGGATACATTTAATGACCACTTACACTAAAACAAGTCCTTATTATAATACATCGATGGTTAATAACTATCTTGATGTTATTAATTTTAGAGATATACCCAAAGAAAGAGATGATATTCTTTTTGAATTAACTGCTACGTATGAGCATCGTCCTGATTTGTTGGCCTACGACCTATATAAAGATCAAGGACTATGGTGGGTATTTGCTGTTAGAAACAGATCAGTTATTAAAGATCCAGTTTTTGATATGGTAGCTGGAGTTAAAATATATTTGCCCAAAGCATCAACCTTAAAAGGAGTTTTAGGTTAATATGAATGAACGGCAAATGGATAAGATAACTCGAGAAAAATATCCGTTTAATGATGCGGCTAAGGCAGATCGAGACCTTACAAAAAAACTAGTAGCCCAGTCGCCTGAAGCTAACATTCTAAATTCTTATAGATCTGTAACATACAGTTTTACACTTGCAGGTTTAAAAAAAGGATACCTAACAGATCCTAAAAAATATAGAGAAAGTGAATTAGATTTAGTTATTTTAAAATCAGGCGGCAAAGGTGCTGCCAAAATGACAGCATCTGCTAACATGAACACTGATGGACAAGCTGAGCAAGCTCGTGCAGATTTTGCTTCTCGAGATCCTCGTCGTCTAGATATATCTCCAGAAGAAAAAAGTAAACCTCTAAGAAATTTTGGCAACGAGCTAATAGACGGATTCAATAATAGAAGTCCTGGTCGATTTGATATGTTTATTGAAAACGTAGAAATTGATACCTTGATGGCATTTACTGAAGGCAGCGGGTCTACTCTACCTACACAGATTAAATTTGAAGTCATAGAACCCTACAGTGTTAATGGATTTATTGAAGCAATGCACGTTGCGGCTATTGCGGCAGGGTATCCGTCTTACCTACAGGCTAGTTTTGTTCTAAAGTTAGAATTTTGGGGATATCCTGATGCAGGCGACTTTTCAGAACCAGAAAAGATTCCTAAGTCTGAAAGATATTTTCCTTTAGGTTTAACAGGTATTGATGTTGACATCACAGAACGAGGCACCCGATATAGATGCACAGCAGTACCTTTTAATGAACGTGCCTTTGGAGAACCCAACGTTATTAAAAAACCTATACAAATGTCGGGGGAATATGTTGCTCAGATTCTCAGCGATTTAATTAAAAATGTCAATGAGCAGGTTTCGAAGTCTGACAAGGATGGAAAATCAGAATCTCTGGGCAACAAACATGACACCTACAGTATTAAATTTCCTAAGTGGTCGGATACTGAAGGGTGGACTGGTTTCATTAATGAAATTGCTACTTCGAGATTATCTGAAATTTTAAAAGATAATGCTCTTTACAAAATGGTTGACCCTGCTACTGCTGGCAAGCCTGATGCATATAAAAAGCAAGGATCTAGTCAACCCACTCCTGCTCAACAATCTAAAGAACCAGAAGCAATCAAATATACTCCAGGTAAGACAGTAGTTCAATTTGCTGAGAATATGAACATACATGAAGCAATAACTTCAGTAATACGCGACAGTGAATATGTTAGAGATATTTTAAAAGATGTAAAGAAAAGTATTGATCAGTTTGGAATGATAAATTATTTCATGGTCAAGATTGAAGTAAAAAATTTAGATATCATAAACGAAACAACTAAGAAGCCTTATCAAAATTTTGAATATGTAGTAACACCCTATAAGGTTCACTATACGAGAATTCCTACTTACGGCCAAGAACAGATTGATGATAAAAATTTAAAATTATTAAGTCTTCGCCAATACAATTATATCTATACAGGTAAAAATATTGATATTATAAATTTTAAATTAAATTTTAATACTCTATTTTTTGAGGCAGTTCCGGCTGCAATGGGAAATAATGATACACCTTCTGCAAAAACAGGAGCAGCCCCTGATAATGGAGTAGTTGTTAAACAAAATGCAACACCCACAGAGACTGTAGAAAAACAACAAGTTCCGACTCCACCTACTAAAGTTGAATCTAGCCCAGTCCAATCTACAGGCGGTAATGCCGGACAACTTTTAAATGATCCTTATGCGATTCTTGCCAAGAAAATGCATAGTGCTATCATTGATTCTAAAGCCAGTATGATCACTGGAGAAATTGAATTACTAGGTGACCCATTTTATCTAGCCACCGGAGGTGTTGGTAACTATGTATCTACCCCAGACAGTCGCGGTAAGACCAAAGATGGTGAAGCTGATCATATATTCAGTGAAGTTCTTATTACAATAAACTTCCGTAACCCAATTGATATTAATCCTGATACAGGAATGATGATGTTTGATCCTGAATTAATTCCATTTAGTGGAGTTTACAAAGTTAATAAAGCATCTAGCACGTTTAAAGATGGAACATTTAAACAGCGTTTAGAAATTTTAAGAATACCTGGACAGATATTAGACCAAGACATTAAACCCAGTGATCCGGCTGATGTTAATTTTACTAGACCATCCCCAATTAATCAGGTTGTTCCGGATGCTACTAGAGCAGAAAATCCAAGTCAGAGATTGGATTCGAGTACGGCATTAGAACAGCTTAATAGAGGTTTGCCAAGTCCGGGACTTCCTGGTGAGTTAAGTAACTTTACTGCGGCCACTGGGGGCCTTGGCGGATCTACAACTGGTATGCTAATGCAGACTCCTGGCCGAGTATTAAAGTCTGGAGCATTGGCAGCAGGTTCTTCTATAATAGGACAACCTTTGCCTGCCGATATATCTTCTAACATTAGATTAAGTTCTTCTGGCCTAGGTGCCATAAATCAAACAGGACTAGGGTCTGCGGCTCTGATAGCGTTAGCCTCTAACGTAGTAACGGGTAATATTCCAGCACCTAGAGCAGTAGGAGCAGTTGCTACAGCTATTGGCGGCTTAGCCATTGCATCTGCACTTAACAAACCAAATATAGGTTCTGGTATAGGAGAAGGTGCTACTGTTAAATTGCCAGGTGTTGCCTTAGATCCTACAGCATTAGATGTTAAATTTGGTTCTACAATTGATCCAACTAGACTAGCTGACGGTTCAGTTAACAGCATACTTGGCGGAACAAAAGAATTAGGAGCGGCTGCCGTCGGAATAGTTAGCAGTCTGGGAACTAAAATATCTCCTTTTGCCAAAGACATCGGAAGTAAGATTGCAGCATTTGGTGGAACCAATGCTGATCCCCGAGCAATTGGCGCACAGGTAGGATTAGATGTTTCACAATTATCTGGGTTAAGCGGACAATATCAAAGCAAGGCTTTAAATCAAATTGCAAGTTTTGGAAATAATACACCTGAGGGAGTTAACCTTGCACAGGCTGCTGACGCAGGTGTTGTGCTAGATTATATTTCTCCAAGTAAGATACAAAACATTCCTCCCACTACTCCATATTCTACGGCACCAGCGCCAGGGGTTGATATTGCGTATGTAAAAGAAGTTGCTGCCAAGGGCGGAGCAACCGCAGTGGCAAATTTATACGGAGTTAGTAATATTAAAGGTATATCGGGTAATCTTTTACCAACCGGAGTAGTTGCATCTGCACTGGCCAATATACCTACATCGCAAACTAATCCATTCTCTAATGTTACTGGGCAGTTCAATGCAGTAGACGTTAATTCTATAAAAGATAAAGCCGCCTCTGCCCAATCTCAACTATCTGGATTAACTGGATCTGTTCCTATTCTAGATAAAAATTTAGTAGGATCAGTAAGTGCTAAATTTGGAAGTAGCGCATCTGCTAGTCCACTGAATAAACTAATCAACGGAACCTTAAACATAGGATAATATATGGGATTTGAAACAAGAAAACGTGCCCCTCTACCTTCACCGGGCCCCTTCCTTGCAGAAGTAACTAATCACTTAGATCCTACCTACATGGGAGGACTTGAAGTTGCATTAATTAAAGGCATTCCTAATTCTACAAAGCTTCAAGGTGAGACTTATGTAGTTCGATATCTAAGTCCCTTTGCAGGAAACACTTCCATCAGGCACGAAGGAACTAACAGCAGTGACTTTAACGATGTACAAAAAAGTTACGGCTTCTGGGCAGTTCCTCCAGACATCGGTACTACGGTCATGGTTATATTCATTGATGGAGATCCTAACCAAGGTTACTGGATGGGGTGTGTCTCTGATGTATTTCAAAATCATATGGTTCCTGGCATTGCTGCCAGCAAGCAAGTTGCAGTTACAGAGGAACAGCGTAGAAAATACGGCACAGACTATTTGCCAGTTGCAGAATTTCATAAAAGTTCTAAAAAATTAGAAAATCCTAACGTTGAACGTTTTGCTAAACCAGTGCATCCGTTCGCAGATAGGTTAGTTCAACAAGGTTTATTGTTAGACACTGCTCGTGGGGTTACTTCTAGTAGTGCAAGACGAGAAACTCCAAGTGGAGTATTTGGTATTAGCACTCCGGGTCCGCTTGATGACAGTCCTGGTGCTAAACGTGGTAAGATAGGCTACGAAGGAAATGCACAAGCACCTGTCAGCAGACTTGGCGGCAGTAGCTTTGTTATGGACGACGGCGACATTAACGGACAAAATGAGCTTGTTAGAATTAGAACAAGAACGGGCCACCAAATTCTTTTACATAACAGTCAAGATTTAATTTATATAGGTAACAGCAAAGGCACAACTTGGTTAGAAATGACCAGTATGGGTAAGATTGATATCTATGCCGCAGACAGCATTAGTATTCATACAGAAGCAGATTTTAATTTCCGGGCTGATCGAGATATTAACATAGAAGCAGGCCGCAACATCCATATGCGAGCAGGCAAGAACATGGAAACTAATGTTGTAGGCTACAATTACCTTGTAGTTGATGGAGATCAAAAAATCTCCGTTAGAGGATCACATAACGAAACTATTGGAGCATCTTCTAATATTACAGTGGCTACAGGCTATGATGTTGAAGCTGGTGCTAATATTAATTTCTCCGCTGAAGGAGCAGTAAGTCTTGCCTGTGAAGGTAATATTAATTTAGGTACAGCAGCTATACTTAATTTAGGTGCTAACGGTAATGTGCTAGTATCCGGATCTAACATACACTTAAATGGTCCAGCAGCCGGAGCACCTAATATTGCAACGTCTGCAGAACCTCCACCGGACTTACCACTGTTTAGCCTACCAGATAAACAAGTTAGTTACGGATGGAGCGATGGTAAATTTTATAATACTGGAACCATTAAAACTATCATGCAACGTGTGCCAACACACGAACCATGGCCGCAACACGAAAACGTTAATCCTACAAAATTTAGTCCTGCTGCCACAGACGTTACTTTGGCAGATAGAAGTGCGGCAGGCATTCCGCCAAACCCTGCCAGCGGCACACAAGAACCTGCTAACCAACCTGAAGTTGTTCCTGGAACTTGTACTCCTGAATTTTCTAAAGATATTAATGCTGGTTCTGCAGCTCCGGGCATTGCAGCTCTTAAGGCCGCCTGTGCAAAATACGGAATTACAA